GCGCCAGTGCGAAAGATGCGTTCAAGTCAATGGCGCGGTCAATTATTAGCGATCTGATCCGCATCCAAATCCAGCAAAGCATCACTGCGCCTTTGGCATCTGCAATGGGTGGCGGTGGTGGCACTGGTATTGCTGCAAGCGTTGGAAAGTTTTTTGGCGGTTTCTTTGCAAATGGCGGCAGACCACCACGCAACAAGGTTTCTGTGGTCGGTGAAAAAGGTGCAGAACTGTTTGTGCCGGATGGCGTTTCTGGCACTGTTGTTCCAAGCGGTGCTGGCGGCGGTGTTACTGTTCACCAGACCATCAACCTATCGGCTGGCGTTTCGCAAACGGTACGCGCTGAAGTGATGGGTATGTTGCCGCAGATACAAGAAGCATCAAAATCGGCGGTGCTTGAAGCAAGACGGCGCGGCGGTTCATTCGCAAGCGCATTTGGGGCATAGTTATGGCTGAAAGTTATCCACTTACATTTCCGACACAGACCGGCGTCACCAGCGTTGAAATAACCGCAACTGATGTTGTTTCAATTAGCGAAAGCCCATTCACACTAGCGCAGCAAGTTGTTCGGCACGCTGGCGCACGTTGGTCGGCCACGATCCGCATCCCGCCTGTTAAGCGTTCTGACAGCGAATATTGGAATAGTTTTTTGCTGCGGTTGCGTGGTCAGTTTGGTACGTTTTTGTTGGGCGATCCTAATGCAGCAACGCCACGCGGATCAGCGGCCAGTGCAGCCGGTACGCCGGTCGTTAATGGCGCAAGTCAGACTGGCAACGAACTTGCCATTGATGGATTGCCAACATCAACCGCTGGCTATTTGCTTGCTGGCGACTATATCCAGCTTGGCAGCGGATCAACTGCGCGGCTTTATAAGGTGCTAGAAGATGTTGACACAAACGCCAGCGGCGAAGCTACGCTGAACTTGTGGCCGGATTTGCGGTCATCACCGGCAGATGATGCTGGCGTGGTCGTTAGTAACGCAAAAGGCTTGTTCCGGCTTGCGACAAATGACGCGACTTGGACAATTAACAACGCTGGTTTTTATTCAATCAGTTTTGCAGCGGTTGAAGCACTATGACGCGCAGCGGTGTACCATCCGAATTTGCGACCGATAGTTTTACCGGCTTTCTGGCGGCTGAACTTGAGTTTGACAGTGGCACTTTGCGCGTCTGGAACGGTTACGGCAATTTGACCATTGGCGGCGAGACTTACACTGGCGGCGGTGAACTGATACGGGTTTCCGCAATTGAAGAAACTGCGGAGATTGGCGCAAAAGGCATCTCAATGACGCTGACCGGCATTTCTGCCAGCATTTTGTCAGTGGCTTTATCGGAAAACTACCAATATAGGATCGCCAACATTTATATCGGGGCAATAACTAGCGGAACAGTTAGCAGTTACAAGGTATTTTCTGGCCGGATGGATGTGATGAGCATCACCGAAGATGGCGATAGCTGCACAGTCACAATGACCGCCGAAAGCCGGTTGATTGATCTGGAACGGCCACGCTTGCGCCGCTGGACATCTGAAGATCAAAAAGCCCTTGATGCTGATGACAAAGGCTTTGAATTTGTCAATTCTTTGCAAGAGGCATCTATAAAATGGGGCGGCTAGTCGATTGGCCGACACGCTTGAACGATCACATCGAAGAATGGCGGCACAAAAAGTTTGAATGGGGCAAGGCCGATTGCGCCTTGTTTTGTTTGTATGCTGAGAAAGCTATTTGCGGATCGTCACGCTTTGATGATTTTATCGGCAAATATCGCTCCGCAGCGGGTTCTGTTAAGGCGTTGCTAAAGATAGGCGCGGGCGATCTTGCAGCCAGTGTCGGGGCTAGGTTGGCCGAAATAGACCCTATGAAAGCACAACGGGGCGATGTGGCACTAATAGACACGCCGCTAGGTGATGCGCTATCATTGGTGGTCGGTGATAAAGTTGCCGCAATGGGCAAAGATGGTTTGATTTTCCTGCCGTTAGACGCGGCAAAGAAAGCGTGGAAGGTGTAAAATGCCACAGGCGGTTATTCCAGCATTAGTCGCAACAGCCGCGACAGCCGGTTCAGCTTACATTGCTGGCACAGCCATCACGATGACATATCTTGCTGGCACGTTTGCAGTTAATCTTGCACTGACTGCCGCGTCACAAGCACTTGCGCCAAAGCCAAAGCAACCAAACATCGGCGGCGGTGGTAATGGCGGCATTGATCAATCAAAGACAATCACAGCCAGATCATCTAACGCCACGCGCAAGCTTGTTTATGGTGAAACCCGCATAGGCGGCACATATGCCTTTATTGAAGCAAGTGACAACGACCAATATCTGCATTTGGTTATTGTTATGGCGGCGCACGAATTAGAGCAATTTACCACAGTATATTTTAATGATGAGGCTTTGACGCTATCCGGCAACAGCGTCACCAGCCCGTCAAAATATGATGGCCTAGCTGATATTTATCCGGTGACTGTGGGCAATGCTGGAAACATACCAGCCCCATTGCTTGCTTTGTCAAACTGGACAAGCGACCACACATTGACCGATCAAGGCTATTTATATGCGCGGCTTGAATTTGATCCAGATGCGTTTGAGCAAGGTTTGCCCAATATTAGCGCAAAGATTAAAGGCCGCAAGATATATGACCCGCGCACGACAACCACAGTTTATAGCAAAAATCCAGCTTTGGTTATCCGCGATTATTTGACCGATACAGTTTACGGGCTTGGCGCAACAGCGTCAGAAATCGATGACACCAGCTTTATTGCAGCGGCTAACATCTGCGAAGAAAGCGTTGCTTTGTCTGGTGGCGGTTCGCAAGATCGTTACACGTTCGATGGCGTTGTTGACACGCAGAACACACCACGCAGCAATCTTGAACAAATGCTGACAGCGTTAAACGGTTCGCTTTATTATTCAAACGGCAAATGGTCGTTGCGTGCGGGTGCGTATGTAACGCCGACAGTCACACTTGATGAAAGCGATCTTGCGTCTGGCTTGACCGTTAGCACCGCTATTTCGGCGCGTGACAGCTTCAACGCGATCAAGGGGCAGTTTATTAGCCCAGAAAGCGATTATCAAGCCACAGACTATCCCGCAATCACTAGCAGCACGTTTGAAACCGAAGATAATAGCGAACGCAGATATCTAAACCTTGATCTGCCATTTACTGATAACGCCGCACGCGCACAGCGTATTGCAAAGCAAATCCTATACAAAAACCGGCAAGAGATTGCCTTGCGTGCAAAATTCAAGATGAGTGCGTTTCAATTTCAAGTTGGCGACACTGTGATGATCACAAACACGCGGCTGGGCTTTACTAACAAGGTCTTTGAAATTGTTAGCTGGAAACTAAACTTTGGCACAACCGAAGTCACTGTTGACTGCGAAATGGTCGAGACAAACAGCGCGGTTTATAATTGGTCGGCTGAAGAAGCGGCTTTCACACAAGACAACACAACTTTGCCCGACCCATTTACTGTACCAGCCCCAACAGTAACGCCATCTGACGTTTTAGAACTGTTCAATCAGCAAGCAATTTCAGTGCTGATTGTTGATGTTGCAAGTACGTCAATTTATGCGCGGCAATTTGAAGTCGAAGCAAAGCTGTCAACAGATACAATTTATAAATCTTTGGGCGTTGCGTCAGGCGGCCGGTTTACGCTGGTCAACGTTGCGGCTGGTGGCGTTTATGATATCCGCGCAAGGTCAATAAATGCGCTTGGCATCAAGTCAGCTTTTACAACAACAACGCACACGATTGTCGGTCAAGCCGCTGCGGCGCAAGATGTGACAAATTTCAGCGTCAATATTATTGGCGCAAATGCTGATCTAAGTTGGACGGCATCAACAGATCAAGATTTGTCGCATTATGTCATTCGGCATTCTCCGCTAACTACTGGCGCGACATTTAACAACGCACAAACACTTGTTAAAAAAGTGCCACGGCCAACCAACACTGTGGTCACGCCAGCTAAAACCGGCACATATTTTGTAACAGCGGTCAACAAGTTTGGTTTGCAAAGTGCAAACGCGGCAAGCAGCATTGCGTTAATTGATGAGATTGATGGGTTAAATTTATCGAACACAGTTTCAGAGCATACCGGATTTGCCGGAACCAAAACAGATTGTGTTGTTGTTGAAGACACTTTGCGGCTAGATACTACAAATCTTTTTGATAGCGTGGCTGGCAATTTTGACGATGCAACCGGCTTGTTTGGCGGTGGTTCTGGTTTTGTGGCGTCATCTGGCACATATGATTTTGCAAATTATATTGATCTTGGTTCCGTATTTACAACGCAAGCCAGTGCAACTTTGAAATTTACGCAGTTTTCGCAGCACGCCGGAACACCCGCATCCGGTGCAACTGACGTTGATTTATTTGTCAGCACAACGCAAGACGATCCGGCTGGTTCACCAACTTGGACAGCTTATCGTCAATTTGTGGTCGGTACATATACTGCAAGAGCGTTGCGGTTTAGGGCAGTTTTAACAACTAGCGACAGCGAAGAAACACCGGCCATTTCGGAATTGACTGCGGAAATCAGATTGCCGACCAGAACGCAGTCTGCAAACGACATTCAAAGCGGTGCTGGTGCAAAGGCGGTCACTTTTGCCACTGCATTCAAATCGCTTGGCGCGGTGTCAATATCGGTTGGGGATATGCAGTCGGGCGATTATTATGCTATAACTAGCAAATCGGCAACTGGCTTTACCATCACGTTTTACAATAGCAGCAACGCAGCGGTTGATCGATTATTCGATTATGTTGCAACGGGGTTCTAAATGGCACAGCACGATTTTAACATTGCAAACCAGACGTTTCCAAATACGCGCATTGACATTAATAATGCGTGGGCGGCGATTGTCAGCCAATCCAGCGGTGCAACAGCACCGGCAACGACATACGCCTATCAATTTTGGTATGATACGACCACAGACCTTTTGAAAATTAGAAACGCTGATAACGATGCTTGGATTTCTGTTTTTGCATTCAACCAAACAACCGATAGCGTCACACTAGAGCCAAATGCGTCTGGTGATATTGTTCTTGGAAATGTAACGATTGATGCAGATCAAACCATCGGTGCGGGGCAAGATAATTTTGTTCTTACATATGATAATGCAACCGGAAAAGTTAGTTTAGAGGCTGCGGCTGGCGGTGATGTTGTTGATGATTTAACACCGCAGCTTGGCGGTACGCTTGATGTTAATTCAAACGATATTGATTTTGGGCAAAATAACAAAGCGTTATTTGGCGGTGCTGGTGGTGATTTAGAAATTTATCACAACGGCACTAACGCTTTTATCGACAATAATGATGGCATTTTATATATCCGCAACAATGTGGATGGAGATGACGGCAGCGATATTTACATTCAAGCCAAATCTGGTGAAAATGGGATTATTATCCAAGATGATGGTGAAGTAAGGCTTTATTATAATGGAGTTGAAAAGCTAAACACTAGCTTCACCGGCATCACTGTGGCTGGCACAGTGGCGGCAACAAGCTACACTGGCGATGGCTCTGCGTTGACAAATTTGCCAGCGGCAAGCTTGACTGCGTCTTCAACAATTCCCAGCGAGGGCGGTGCTGCAAACACAAATATTGTTCAAGGTTTAGCGAAGGCGTGGTTATTTTATAATGGCAGTGGAAACTTAATTCGTGACAGTTTTAATGTTGCCAGCGTCACAGACAATACAACAGGCGATTTTACAAAAAATATGACATCTTCTTTTGGTAGTGCAAATTATACTGCTGTAGGAGGAAGTGGAACAGCCGGATCTGACTACCGCCTTGTCACTCCTAATTTTAATGCCGCCCCAACCTCTTCTGCAACAAGGATGCGAGTGCATTATAATTCATCAACCCCTACTGATGACCCTTATATTAGCAGTACAAGTCACGGAGACCTCGCCTGATGACCCAGACACCAGAGTTCAAAGGTACACACCTATTTGACCGCCTATGCTGGGCAAAGGAAAACCTAGACGGTGTGCAGTCAGGCTATAGAGTGGTTTATGAAGATGACGTTGATGGCTGCGCTAAAATTCTGGTTCCCGACCCTAACTTTTGCGCCGCTTTTTTACAAGGCGGGATATTACCGCCGGTCTGGGTTTATTGGGAATTAGCAGATGATGAGGCCAAGCCAGACTTTAAAGGACACACACGCGGTTATTTGCTGCACGAAACGCAGCCAATCGAAGCTGGCACAATGGAAGACTGCATCGAATATCTGATAATGAAGGATTTGCCACGGCACGTTTGGCAGACTTGGGATAGCGGCAATAAGCCGAAAATAGTAATATGCCACAAGGATCAATTGCCTAGCACGCGGGAATGGCGCAATGCTTGGAAAATTAAAGACGATTTAACCACTGAAAAAATGGCCGCATAGGGTATTAAAATGACTGTCACAACTTATATCGTTGACCGCGATGGCAACCAGATAGACGCAAGCACTGCCACAGTACCGGCAAACCGCGATTTTCGTGGGGCTTGGGTATTAAATGGTTCTGTGATCACCGAAGATTTAGACGCTGCAAAGGCGATCTTTGCTGACAAGGTTCGGGAAGCACGCACGCCATTATTGGCCGCGCTTGATACCGACTTTATGAAAGCGCAAGAGACCGGCGCAGATACCGCAGCAATCGTGGCATCTAAGCAAGCCCTGCGTGACGCACCGACAGCCGGTGACAGCGCAACCAGTATTGCGGAACTAAAGGCAGCTTGGCCTTCTTGCTGTGGTGATAGCCCTTACGCATAGGTGATCTATGAACGAAGAAAACAAGGTTATCATCGATGTTGCCGCCGGAACAGGCACATTTGCTGCGTGGGTTGGAATGATGCCCGACATCGTGGCCTTGTTTACGGGCGTTTGGGTGCTGATCCGTATATGGGAAACCGACACCGTCAAACGGCTGACGGGTCGTGTTTAAGGCAATCGTTCTAGCTTGCGTAATAGGCGCACCAGATAATTGCATCGAATTTCATTCAATAATTTACAGCGAAACAAGGCACCTTTGCCGCAGCCGCGCTTTTGAAATGTCGCGGGATATTGGGGAGATTGCAAACTTGATGCCGAGGCAGTGGCGGTGTCAACTTCTTAAAGAAGGTCAGCTATCTTGGAACCTATCAGCACCGCACTGGCTGGCATAGCACTTGTAAAGCAATCAGTCGATTTCATAAAAAGCAACATATCCACTGCACAAGATATTGGGCAGATTGCCGGTCAGATAGATGCCCTTTTTACCGGCCAAAAACAGGTGCAGCAAGCCAGCAACAAGAAATCCGGTGTTGGACTAGCCGATCAGTTTGGCGTGCAGTCTGTGGCGCAAGAAATGATAGATGCAAGACTGGCGGCAGAACAGATTGCCGAAGTTGCGCGGATGGTTGACTTCCGATTTGGTCACGGCACTTGGGCATCTATACTGGCAGAACGGCAAAAGCGCATCCAGCAAGCCAAAGAAGCGCGTGCAGCACAACTCAAAATGGAACGCGAACGCACGCAAGAGATGATCGAAAACTTCAAAATAGGGGCTATTGCTGTTGGGCTGGTTGTGGTTATTATTGGGCTGTTTATCGGCGTAATGACAGCAACGGCTGGTGTAATTGTTAAATAGTGCCGTCACAATTGGCTTAATGGGGGAATATCTTGCTGCGGCGGCTATTATCTCGATTGGAACACATAAAGTTTCACTGTGTCAGCAAACGGCTGTCGATTTGGTGGCTTTCGATGCTGATAGCTATCTGTCTGTGCAAGTTAAAACTGCGTCTCTTATTAAAAGACCAAACCATTCGCCATCGTATCAATTCCAGCTTTCGCACGGCAGCAAAGTCAAGCGCAAGCACAGTCCAAGGGATTTTGACATATATGCTTTGGTTGCCGGTGATCCATCGCACAGACGTTGTTTGTTCTTGCCCACCGCAAAACTGTGCTTACAAAGTACGAAGCGACTGCCGCCATCGCGGTTTACGGCTGAAGCGGAAATTGAAAGCTGGCATAAAGCGGTTAATTACGTTTTGGAGATGAGGCGATGAATATGGATCAATTACGGGAAGAAATTGCCAGCGATGAGGGCGTGCGGCTAGATATATATTTGGATCATCTGGGCTTGCCCACTGTCGGCATCGGGCATTTGATCCGCGAAGCTGATGCGGAACACGGCAAACCTGTCGGCACGCAAATCACACCGGAACGCTGTCGCCAGCTATTTGCGCTTGATATTGCGGTCACTGTGGAAGATTGCCGCGCCTTGTTTGAAAACTGGGATGATTTGCCGGAAGAATGCCAGCTAATTTTAGCCAATATGGCCTTCAACCTAGGCCGGAGCCGGTTGGGTCGGTTCTTAAAGCTGCGTGCGGCCATAGCTAATTATGACTATGATGAAGCGGCAACCCAAATGGCCGACAGCAAATGGGCAAGGCAAGTGCCAAACCGCGCTGGCCGGTTAATTGATAGAATGAGGGCAATCGAATGTTAGCAGTATTGGGCAAGATATTAGGGTCAGATAGCGTTATCAGCCAAGGTATGAAGCTGATTGACGATATGCACACCAGCACCGAAGAAGAAATTGCGGCTAAAAGCAAGGCCAAGATTGACCTAATGGGTGCATATGCGCCGTTCAAGATCGCGCAGCGTTATCTTGCGCTGATGTTTGGGGCGACCTTTCTAGGCAGTTATGTGATCGTTTTGTCGATGACAATAAGCGGTCAAGGCGATCCAGATGCAGTCACAAAGGTAATGGAACAATTTAGCATCAATTACGCGATGCTGATTATTTTGGGCTTTTACTTTGGTGGCGGCGTTGTTGATAGCCTCAAGGCAAAAAAGTAAAGCGACCGAAGCCGCTAAACTTGATATCTGCGGCCACGTTTCTTGAACTGACCTTTGACGACTGGTCTGATGACGCTGGTGCGAAGACTGCGGTTGCTATATTTGCGGCCAAGGGCATCGCTTTCTTTTTCAACGGTTAATATTTTTAGCGCGTCAAGAATTTCCTGTTTTGTTGGCACCATCAATCAAGTCTCCAAACCCGCCATCCGTCATTCATTTTACGGGTGGTGTATTTTAGGCCGCGATACCGCAACGCATCACGCAGCGACATTGCCTTTTCATAGGTGTCGCAAAGCACGCTATCACCAATTTCCATATCATTGATGATTTCAATCTTGCTGCGACCGGCTGGTGGAACCGGCACGTTCTTTTCTATTTGCATTTAATATATCCAATCTTTCCCTAAAGCATCCAAGATGCAGAATTTGTTTGCTGCCATCAACAACCCAATCGGGATCACTGAAGCGCAGGGTCTTGTCGCACCATACGCACCGACCTAAAGCATTAGAGGCCGGTGCATATGTTGGTTTCTTTTTAGAACGGGATCGCATCTTCTAAAGGCTGCATTTTTTCGGCGCGTGGCGCATCCTGTTCTTTTGGTGGCATTGGATCGCTTATCGAAGCTGACATATATTTGTTGCCAGCCGCGCTTTCCCGTATCCAAAGCGCAATGCGTTTTTCAACGCCATCCACGTTGATCTTGCCAGTATAGTCTGGCTGATTTTCGGCGGTCTTGTCGTTGTTCTTAAATATCGCGCCGCGATTGGTGTTGTCATATTCAGTCATTTTGCACTTCATCCTTCCGTTTACTAAACATTGCAATTTGATCGGCTGGTGCTTTTATGCCGCTGGCACCATACAGCTTTGTGTAAAGCGCGTTTACATCACGCACACTTTTACACGCATCTAATTTTTCAGCTAAAACATCGTTGGCGGCGGCACC